TGTGAGGCTCTTTATACACTGCTCTATGCTATCTGCTTTATATGCTATGCCTTTATTGTTATTATTAATATACTCTGTTAGATTGTTCTTATCTAATGTGATATACACTAAGGTATCTTTTATTGGTAGATAAGGTGTTATATCTTCTCCGCGGGACCTGTCTATCATCGTGGCGTTCTCGGTTTGGAAGGAGGCGAGTCGTTCGTCTCTTTCGTTTATGAGTCGGCTGTCGAGAATAAAAAGGGTCATTCCTTTCTCGAGGCTCTCAGGTTGCCGGCGTATAGGCCGTATGTGTGAGTTTTTGTCTCTAGGCTGTAGCCCGTGAAGTCTAGAACTTTGATGCCGGCTTCTTCTAGTTCTTGCTTGAACTGCGTGAGACTTGCGTACTTTTTCTTTTTAGGGCTGTAATCTTTCACAAGACTATCCCGTAGGCAACGCACCATAGTTCTAAGGCTATGGCGTATAAAGGTTTGTGTAATAGAGCGAGGAGAGCTAGAACAATGAGAGTTTTAAAACTTGCTCTTTCCAGTCTTGTATACTTAGTTTCTTCTGACATTCTTTCATCCTGTTATAATTGACGGTCTCTTGATTTAAGGGAAATAGCAAACCACCGTCTCTGTATTTAAATCCCGTAGGTCCTATGAATTCTTCTAATTCTTCGAACAGTATATATGAGAAATCCCCGTACGATAATTGAGCTAGGTAAGGGTGTAGGTAAAACCGATAAAAGTCTGCTACTCTGAGAGTGCCTCGCTGCTTAGCGTATAGATTTCGTAATGCTTGGCCGTGTCGCTGTCTGAGTTCAGGATCATGGACAATGGCTATGTGATTATAGTCCGGACGCTCTTTGGTTACGAGTGCCCATCTATAAGGTGAGATGTATCCCATGGTGTTAGAGATACCTGACTTATTAAGAAACTTGTGAACATCTGTGACACCGCAGGGTGCCATACAGAATATCGTAAAGTCCTTGCCTTCAATAGAGTTCGGCTGTCTATCGAACATCTTTGTTGAAGTATACGTTCTCTCCGTCAAAATCAATGGTTAATCTTCCTTCATGCGCGGCGGTCTCTAACATTTGAAAGGTTTCAGCAGTGCCGTCTCGTCTACCGCTTTTGTAGGAGGTGTAACCCAGTCCGACTAGACATACAATCATTATTCCTAATGCCTCGAGGAAATGGATCTCTATCAAGATTCTACCCTCTTCATACCGAAGAGTCTTCGTACCTCGTCTCGGACTTCGCCTGTAACAGCGTGTCCAAAGCCTTCTGGATCTAACAATCTTTTGACAAAAGCCTCTAGTTCCTGTATTCGAGCCTTTGCGGCATCGTCTGCTGAAGCAAACTCAATACTTCTATCGTACATAATCTTTCCTTTCTTCTATTTATAGTGAGTAGTGAAACCGTCTTTGGGGCGATCCATCTCTTCTACCATCTCGGATAAAGACATACCTTTTTCTAATACAATGACATCACCTTTCTTGTGTTCATCGAAGTCTCGATGATAGACTCGGACACGGAGTCCTGAATTACACCAAGTATCAGTCCTGCCTTTAGCGGCTTCTATCATTGTAACTGTCTCGCCCCACTTCTCGGCTTCTATTTCTAACTGCCTTTGATTGACCTTGTCATAATGTTCTGTCATACTTTTACCTCTAGATTTTGCTAACAGCGTAGTCGTAAATTTCTGCCCAGTCTTTAACGACTTTGGCATCGCCCTCGTAGAACATATTGTGTCCGTGTTCAACAAGAACTGAATCTAAACCTACGCTTGCACCTATGTCCGCATTTTCTGGCTTGTCTTCAATCCATATCGCACCAGGATATAGATCAGCAGCCTCGGCTAATGCTTCGTCTTTGTCTGCACCACAGTCTAAACAAACGACATCAATGAATGTCTCAGGACCAAACAACTTAGCTAGGTTCTGTTCACGTAGTTTCTTAGCGTATGGATCGAGACTTAAACTCGTAATCGCTACAAATTTGAACTGATGCTTTTCTGCTAGCATCTTGATGTACCATTGAGCGTCTCGGAGTGGAGGAAGGAAACCGACAGCTGCCGATTCGTTAAATGTTTTGACGAGAGCCCTAGATGTCATTTTTTCTAGTCCGTACATCTTAGCCACGTCGTAAACAGAATTGTCTACAATCTTGTGCCCGTGAAGGTCCATCCAAGTCTTAAAGCTAAACTCCCAATCAAGGCAAGCTCCATCACAGTCTGTGAGTATTACTCTGTTATATTGATTGTGTTTAGATTTCATAAGTTTTCTTTTGTTAGTTAATTTAATTTATACAAGTATTATACACTCTAAATACCTGTTTGTCAAGCATTTTACTCAATTCTTTTGACTCTCTTCATACTTCTGAGCTACTATCACACCCCACCAAGCTAACCCTAAACCACCGAGAGACCAGAGGAAGCCTTCGAGTAGGCCCATAGTATCTTGTTCAATACTACCGACTGAGCCAAGAACAATCATAAAGCCGAACATGATACGGAGAATGCCCGTACCGCCGGTGTAGCCTTTAGGCCTGTTATAATATTCCTCTTGGATCCTACCAGTTCTAGAGTTCATACCGTAGTTCTTCATGTCTTTGTCTACGCTCATATTAATAGCCCTGCGTCATATGTGAGTAACACTCTGGATGTTGGTCGGCTAGGTTTCTGCCACAAAGACAAGTCTCTTCTTCTTCTTTAGACGGAGCGCCGGCCCAACTTCTGATTGTATCTTCTGATACTTTGCCTAGGAATATGTCTTCTAGACTCGCTGTTTTTAAATTATTCGCCATAATATATCCTTTCTTAATTTTTATTATACAACTATTATAAACTCGTTTTATTCAAAAGTCAAGCAAAAAACGCACTTTTCTTAAAGAAAAACGACATTAACTGAGCTGAAAATGAGCAAACTTAGCATCCAAACTAGGAACAATAAAGTAACTAGTTTGGCAGCAAAACCGATGATATCTGGTAAATACTTGAATGCCAAAAATATAACTACGCAAATTCCAATTAATTCTAACATATTATCCGTTCCTTTATTGTTTAATATGTGTATATTATAAAGCCTTTATACCAAAATGTCAAGACATTTCTCACCTAATAGGGCAATCTTTCGCTCATAGAAATCAAGCACTTACCAATTATTAGTAATCTTTATGGTAGATATTAGGGTTTTAGAGCTCTTCTCGAGGTACGATTGACCAACGTCCAAACATTTTGACCGCTAGATAAGCACTTTGGATCTTCCAACCAGGGACTTCTGGCTTAGCACTTTCCATGCCTGCCTTGAATACCTTATCGCCAATTGCTTTGGCTTCCTTCCATGTTGCTTTGTCCGCAGTCTCGGATGCTCGATACTGTCGAATGCAATAATAAATGTAATCGTGGATGACAGCTGCTCTTGCCACATCAAATGGTGCTAGGATTGCCCACAATGCTCTAGGGCATGATGCCAAGTCGCTCTTGAATCCTTTAGATACACCAATTCTTCCTTTAGCCGATACTTTAACACCGACTGCTCTAAGTGCTGCAATTTCCTTTTCATTAACCAAGTCACAATCAAAGGAGAGGGTTGAGTTTAGCGTCCAAGTCCTCGGTGCTTGAAATGTGCCGTCTAATAGTTTGTTGAATGATCCCATTATACTAACCTCCTAGGTATATAAATATAGTAAAGTTCACGTTTATTTATAAGGATCGAAATATGGCAGACCTAAGTAAGGCCAATTTATTAAATGAAAGGTATTCTAGAGTGCCTATTTTCGTGTCTATCACAAAGAAAGGCACAGGGCATCCTGTGTTGAGTAAGTTCGGTGGTGGTAAATTTATACCCACCAAGTTCATTATTGATGGGAAGGAGTATGTCGTAAGTAGGTGCCAACCTACACAGCTAGTAGATGCTATCAGTAAACATAATAAACTAGTAATGGTAAATGCTAACGGTGTAGAGAGACCATTAGGACACTTAGAAAAGACACAAGATTACAAGACAGGTAAGAGCTATAACAACGGAGATATTGCTGAGGGTATATTTGGTTGTGCTATTCTAGCTAGGTTTATGAACAAGAACCGAAATATAACAGCAGCCGACGTTGAAACTTACATGAGGCAACTAGGTAAATCACCTAAACAGAAGTTAAGTTTTCAATCGCCGAACGACAATCCAGATATTAAAGATGACGTTGAACTTACACTAGGACTCGCTAAGAATAACATTGAGGCTCTGTGTGATGTATCTATTAGGCAACTACCTGATGTACAAAAGATCACCGCGGCGTCTGTTAAGTATGCCAACTCAGGTAATGTAATGAAATGGGCAGAAACTGTCTATAATAATAACGTCTACAATAAGATCGCTGTAGTGGCTGACGGCACTGCCAATCAGACTGAGACAAAAGTAGACGTAGCGGTCTTCATATCAACACACACCAAGGAACTTAAAAAGGTAGATATTAATGTATCTTTAAAGGCAGGCGATGTTAAACAGTTTGGACAAATCAGTGGCTCTGGCTTTGATGTACAGATTAAGCTATGGAAGCAGGTGTTTGATATTGATGTGTCGAGCCAGAAGAGAGTTTATAACGATTACCTTAAAAAGACAGAGACTCAAAAGGCTCTCCAGCACGTCTACACTTATGTATCTAAAGAGTTAGAAAAGAGACTCTCCTCAGATAATGATGCAACTCTTAAGGCATTTGCTAATGCTATTAGATATCACGCAACACGGAATGAGGAGAATGTTCAGTTAGTACAGTTGACCTCAGGTAAGGCAAAAGTATATACGTTCGACAACTTAGAGATGGCGTTCGAAAAGATTGGCAAGATTCGGTCTGAGGTTACACTGAAGGCAGATGTTAAAGTAGGATCCAGTGGTCTTCCTCAAATTGATGTATATGCTGACGGTATTAATGCTTCGATACTTAGGATAAGAGCTAAAACTGAGACTAGGCCTGATGGCGCTCTGTACTTTAGAAACATCTTTGAGAAACTATCAGGCTTAGGTGATTTGATAGCACAATATGCGGGTGAAGATGAAGATGAAAAAGATTAGAGCAACAATACAAGTAGAAGTTCCATACAGTAACGAGCTGCTAAACTCTGGCGCCAAGTTAGACGCAGAGCTTAGAAAGGTAATAGACAGCACATCCTTTATCCATTGTAAGTTGGAAGCCGGCGATCTAGAACCTAATGGCAATACAACATTGAGTTTGGTAGATGAGAGCTAACCTTTTCTTTCTGTTCCAGCACAAGCAGGAACTTTATATTGTAGATAACGCCCACGTTCAGGACGTCCCTAAACCTCGAGAACTAATCCGACGAGTATCTACAGTCGAGCAGTGTCGTCAAATTGCCGAGAGTATGAACATGGTAATTGCTTCTGATACTGCTAGGGAAAGGACTAAGATTCACACCCCTGAAGGTATTGAAAGAATAAGACAAGCAAAAATGGGCGACAATCATCCTGCTCGTAAGCACGGACGATCCAAAGAGTTTAGAGATAAGGTATCTAAAACTATGAGAGGTACTAGACGTGGTGAGAACAATCCAATGTATAACAGACGTCACTCTGTAAAGACTAGGGAAACAATGTCAGAGCTGTTTCATGCAAGAGAGAAAACTAAATGGGTGTGTGGTCCTGACAATCAGAGAACTAGAATACCTGTAAGTAAACCTATACCAGAAGGTTGGCAACCTGGGGTTTATTATGATCCTTACAAGCCAGACGTTTTACTCCCTATCGACGATTAAAGCGTATCCTGCACCACTCCACACTGAAAACTCTTTATTATATTTCTCACAATATTCTTCTACGGCTTTCTTAGTTCCAGGCCAATTGTCCGAGTAGTCATGAACAGCTACTAGCCCACCAGGCTTCAATCTAGCATGCCAGTATTCTAATCCTTCTTTAACTGCCCAGTACTCGTGATTAGCATCCCAAAACACAAAATCAACCATCTCTCGCCAGATGTAATTCTTATCAAAGGTAGTGATCTCTACGCTTATGTTGGGATAGTCGGATACGTTCTTAAAGAAGTTTTCTAATTGCTCTTCGCCGGTACATACAAATTGTTTAATGTGTTCCAGTCTTTCAGGTGATAACAGATAATCAGCATCCTGTCCTGTTTTTTCTAGGTGCTCTTTAGCCTGTTTCATTGTTACACCAAGTGGTATAGCTTGAGGTATGCCTTCGAACTTATCAATACAATGGATTCTCCATCCAGGACCTAGAGCCTTAGCAAAGTCGCAAGTGCTTTTGCCTTGGAAGGAACCCACTTCTACCATTAGTCCGCTTTTAGGCAGCCTGTTAGCAGTCTCGTAGGCAGCTAGTCTGTCATCCTCATACCAGAAGCCTATCATTACTTAGATGCTGCTTTCTTTTTACGAATTGTTTTTTTCTTAGTAACCGGTTTGTTGTATTCTGTAATACCTAAGTCTTTTAGCAAAGGTTCGAAGTCAGGCCAGTCCTTTAGAAGTGTTCCGTCTTTAATGTGAGTAAGGATCTTCGCCTCGCTCATGTGTAGCCCTTCTAAGATTTGTAGCCAGTTCGCTTCTTGTTTCCAGGGTGGGAGGTTCTTAAGGTTAGAACCAGGTGTAAAGAATTGTCTAATTCTACGCCACTCCAGTGTCATTGTAGTTTGTCCCATTCCCTCTGGAATGTCCTTGTCAAACTTCACTGTCTCAGGCACACCTTCGGGTACTCCAAAGTCATATTTCTCAGCACCGACGCCCATTCTAAATATAGGAACAATCAATTGATTGCCTGCTCCACACTCTTTGAGCCTTGCTAACTTCTCTGCTTTGTCTGCGCCTTTAATAACATATTCAAAGGCTTCATTAATTTGTCTAAATTTTTTCATGTTGTCTCCATTGTCTAGAAGTCTGTAACGACATCCATCATACCACGCATTTTATTTTTTATGAAGTAGTTTAATAACTGACTTCTATCTCCGCCTTGTTGAGCTTCGTAACTATTTATAATGCTATCTTTTATCTCCTGTGGCGTTTTGGACAAATCAACTAACAACTGATTGCGATTGAAACCGTGTGCCATTTCAGAGTTGACAACCCATTCTTCAGGCGGCTTAGTTTTCCATTCAGCTAACAGTTTCTTTTTAATGGGACGTTGGCGTGTGCCTGTTACAAAGCAATCATCAGGTGATAGCATATTAGGTACACCGTCTCCTTTGTCGCCTGTAATGATATGTTCCATTAGAACTTGATCTGCTGACTCTTTAATCTTAACCCACTTCTTAAATGCGGGTGCGTACTGTTTGACATTCTTGTACTTCTGCAATTGATTAAAGTCATGGTCACCACTGATAATTAGGAAAGGCTCAGGTTCTATCTCATCAAACAAACCCTGTGGCTCACCCTTAGTCTGCGAATACTCAGCAAGTGTGCCTATAACATCATCAGCCTCAGCACCCTCTACGTCAATACAAGGGTAAGGAAAGAACTCTGATAAGTCGTCTCTGATAATATTAAGAGCACCAAAGATTGCAGGCCAATCTAGTGGACTGTCATCGCGGCCTTTCTTACGATGTGCTTTGTAATGAGGAAACACATCTCGTCTCCAGTACCTACGGTTGTCCATTGCCAGCACCATCTCACCATACTCTGAACCGAACCTAACCTTATAGGAACGGATTGTATTGATAATCATGTGCCGTAACAATGGCAAGTCTACCTCTATGTTATTATTATTGCGTCCTCCAATCTCTGCCATGAAATTCGCAATTGCTGTTTGGTTAAAGTCAACTACTATCATGTCAGGATCCTCAACAATACGGAATTAGGTTGTAGCCTTGTACGGACTATCATCTTCTTGCCTCTAATACCGTCATTCATAAACTTATGTAAACCATTAGCCCTAGCTTTCTTAAACATTGCCAACACTTCATCAGGCTTACGCACAGTCTTCTCATAGGAAGAGTCGACATCATAGTTATCTATTGACGTACCCTTAACACCTAAACCACCCGAGAACTCTGACTTGTAAACACCTAGGCGCTTACGTTTAACATCGTAGTACCATACTTCACTAGCTCCGATAATATCTACGGGGTTCTCAGACTTGATATCCAAGTCCTTAAACTCTTGTAAGTACCTTAGACGTTTTACAACCTTAGCTTTATCAGTAGGCTTCTTACGTCTAATGCGTGTTATCTTCTTAGTCTGTTTAATGTTCATAATGAACGATGCTACGTCATTGTACCAAGCAATCAAGTCCTTAGTCGTTGACTTCTTAATGTTAGAATAGCCTTCGACTAGCTGTTCGTCCCAATCGCTACGGTTCTTCATTAAACGAACACGGGTAAGTTCTTCAAACTCGCCTCGCTCTTTGTCTAGTATCTCAAAGAACTCATTAATCTCAGCTTGATTAAGTTTAAACGATTCCAGTTGATTGAGGCTAGGTGTTTTCTTACCATCTAGGATATGTTCAACACCAATCTCAACATACTCTAAAGCGTCAGGTAAGTTCTGCCTAATTTTAACCACCTTAGGCTTAGCTGCAATCTCTTCTTTTATTTCAACTAGTTTCTTAGCTTTCTCGAGTTGCTCTGGCATCTTATCCCGAATGTACTTTTCTACATTAGCAGGTAAGTACCCAGTCTTTTTCCAGACATAACAACTTTGTCCTGAGGACCTAAAGTTATAGTCGGGGAGTTTATTTAGCTGACGCTGTGTCTCAGCGTCCCAGCCTGAGGCATCCTTCATCCATGCTTTGAATGCGACAATACATTGCTTGTCGCCGATTTCATAGTGAATGAAATACATGGCATCTTTGTATGCCTTGTCTAGTTCATCAGGGTTAGTGAGAGTCTGGATCTTTTTCCAGTCTGGTTCTGTGAGCAAATACATGCTACGTTTTTTCTTAGCTTGTGCCATAAAAGGACTCCTTTAGTGTAATTCATAATAATAATTATAAGACATAAAAAGTCATTTGTCAAGCACTTTTTAACCAAAATAGAAAATCTTTTTAGGAGTCTAGCGGGGAAAGTACCTTAAATCCGATGATCCTGTCCCAATTAATGGTACGCCACTGTCTGATTTGAGTGTCGAATACCGTAATGATATTTGGGTTGGGTGTGCGAGGTGTTGTTACCTCTGGGATAGCTTGTGGCATGAGAGTACATTCCATGTGTCGAATCTCGCCATTGGCTTTGTGGAATACGAACTTACAGTTTGTCTTTTCAAGTAGGGTGTGAACCTGTCCTTGCCATTCTGCGTCGTTGCGTGTTTCTAGATAGTGTGTTACATTTGGCATAATATTACTCCGATTGAGTTTTGTTATCAATGAGCCATTTCAAACGGCTCTCCTTTACGCTGTCCATTTTAGATTCTTTGCCATACTTTTCCGATACCCAATTATCTGATTCCTCGTCAAATGGCTCAGGTGTTGTTGGCTGTTCCTCTGCCTTAACACCAAAATCTTGTTCAGGTTTTTCTAAATCCTTTTCACCTATAAACGTAATGGACTCGCCTCGTCTTTGCATTAGACTCATATTAGCTGCTATCACTAGTAAGATCGCTAAAGGATCAAATACAAATATAAGTAACATTATAATGATTCTGACGGATTTGTCAACGTTCGCGGCGACCGAATCTTGATATATTAGTTCTGCGATGTATTTAATAGGACCTAGTTCAGCATTCATATTGGCTACTTCTTGTTTCATAGGAAGAAGCTCTAGGTTAAGTTCGTCAATCCTAGCAACAGCAGCGTCCATTTGCGCGTTTAATTCTCCACGTTCCTCACGTTGTTGCCTGTTTACATAGTTCTTATCTTCTCCTCTAGACGTTCTTAGAGTGTCATCTAAACCCTCGATACGTTGTCTAGCCTGTTGTAACTTACTTACTTCCGCATCTAATCTAAACTCTATGACTTCCATGTTTAATGTGTAGTCTTGATTGGTTGCTGTCTGATCTATGTGAGCTCTGGATAAAAAGCCAAAGATGCCAAGGGAGGTGATGATGCTTAGAACTACAACCGCTGCTGTAAAATACGTCTTGATGAGTGTGTTAGATGTAGACCAATACCTATATAGCCACGCAGCCGTAACCAACTTAGCTATCTCAAGGGCAATACCCATTGTCATAATTTCTGTTGAAGCCGCCGGGAATATTGTTATCAGTCCGACAATAGAAAAATAAGCCGCCACAGAAGATACTGCTAAGGCTGAAAATAAAAGTAAAATTATAAATGGCATTTAGGTCTCCATTGTATGGGCTCGAACTCTGCTAAGGGTTCTTTGTTCAATCTAATGTTCAACATAGAGTTTAAACATTTGGGGTCGTGGCGCTGTTGCCACTGCAATAGAAACTCTTGCATCTTCGCCCATGATTTCATTTTAAATTCAGCAATAGTTTCTTTTTCTAATTCACCTTCGAAGGCAAGTACATACTTGCTACTCCCATAGTATTTCTCATATAGTCTCTGTGTTTTACCAGAGTATCCTATATAATATGTGCCGTCCGGGAAGTATGTGCAGTACACTCTATGAACTTGCGGTTCCTTCTTCTTCCTTGGCTTTCTCTTCTTGACTGTCATCTAGTACACCTTCATCATTATCTTGTGTACTATTTATGTCCTTATTTTTACCAAAGATTAAGTCCCAATTATCTCGGAACTTGTTATCATCTGTGCCTTTACGGCGCCCTGAGCCTTTCCCACCATGCCATTGAGTCAAGTGCTATTCCTCTTTAATAAACACGCCGTCTACCATCTTGCCTTTACGATCTTTAATGTCGTCGTAAGCAATAGCTAAACAGTCCTTGATTGTTAATTGGTTTCGTTTGGCAATGTTTATAAGAACAACAATACAGTCACCAATATCGTCAGCCACGTCTCTTTGTTTGCATACGTTATCTGACAACTCGCCGACTTCTTGGATCAGTTTACATACCTGATCTTTGTCGCTAGCTCCGTCAATTAGGTTACGGTCCTCATGCCAGTTCTCAATGGCTTTAATGTAATCCTCAATATTTTGCACGTTCTATATCCTCTTCTTCACATTTTTCTCCATACTGTATCTCAATGATGTGGCATGGTATATTAGATGTATTAATAATTTGGTGCCATGTCCCTCTTGGAACATGATACACGTCTTCAGTTTTTAACTGTACTTCCTTGTAGTCTGCAAGTCTTATCTCACATACTCCACTTTGAACAAACCATATCTCGCTACGGAAATAGTGTTTTTGGTAGCTGAGGCGTTCCCCAGGTTCAATTACCAATTCTTTTAATTTCATTCCAGTCTTTTCAAATAAGACTTTGTAACTTCCCCACCCTCTATGGACAGACTTATCGTATTTCCATTCTTCTAGTATTCGACTACTGCTATCTAATTTATAATGCCCACCTACGCCGAATCTAAAGGTGATGTCTGGTACAAATATTTCTGGGATAGAATGGTGATCTCTGTCTCCACCATTACAAAAACAAATCTCGTCTTTAGGAAAGGTTTTCTTGAGAGTCTCTAAGGCGTCTATGCAAGTATCATCATCGTCATCGAAACCAACAACCAAATAGACATTTGCTAAGTTTTCTAATATTGTGGCACGGTCATCAAACTCCATAAAAGGTTTGCCCTTCTTACGAGTTAACCATTCGTCGCTGTTGAGAGCTACAACTACCTTATCACACTCTACGGCTGCTTCATTAATTAAACGGATATGTCCTGTATGTAAAGGATCAAACCCACCACTTACTACGCCTATTCTCATATCAAATTATTCTTCCTCAGGTTCTTCTAATTCTAACTCTTCCTCAAACTCCAACTCTTCTCCACAAAATGTGCAAAACTCTGGAGTGTAAAAATGTTCGTCCATGTCGTGTTGTACTTTGAACACTGCCTCACATTTAATACATTCTAATATCTTTGATCTTCCCATATATTTTCCTTAAAGTCCTTCTCCCCAGAGCCATGCCGGGTCGGATCCGAATATGTGCGTAACTTTTATATCTGTTTTAGAAAGGAACTCGTGTCCGCTTCCAATTGTTGCATTATAATCATTTATATAGTAGACTTCTGAAATGCCTGCTTGATATATTAGTTTAGCACAATGCACACATGGAAAGTGTGTAACAAAAAGACTGGCACCTTTACTAGATTCAGTCGATGTGCATATTTTCATTAACGCATTAGCTTCAGCGTGGATTACTTCAGGTTTTGTTTGTCCTTCGTGTTCACAAGTGTTGTCCCAACCAGAGGGTGTACCATTATAACCTACGGATAATATCCTATTATCCTTTACAATAACACAACCTACCTGTAGCTTTAATGCTGAGGATAGCCGCGCTGTCTCTTCTGCTATTTTAGCAAAATATTTAATGTATTTTAGTTTGATCCCCACACATCACCCCAATCCCCTGTCAATGCACCACGTGCATAGTCAGTAGCCCTATTCTCAAAGAAGTTTGTATGTGTAGGAGCATTAACCATTTCCTCTACCCAGGGTAGTGGATTCTTTTTAACTTTGTAAATGCCTTTCATGCCCAAACTAATTAGACGTCTATCACAGATATATCTAATGTATTTCTTAACTTCAACTGGTGTTAGGTTTTCCATATCACCTGATGCAAAGGCTAAGTCGATGAACTTATCTTCTAACTCTGTCATCTTTTCAGCAATAGTATAAATCTGTCCTTTTAGTTTATCATTCCACAATGATTTGTTTTCTTCAATGTAAGTTCTAAACAACTTAATCATAGACTCGGCGTGCATTGTTTCATCAACGATTGACCAAGTAATAATTTGTCCCATACCTTTCATCTTACCGTGACGTGGGAAATTAAGTAGCATAATAAAAGAACTGAACAACTGCATACCCTCAGTAAATGCTGAGAATGCCGCGATGTTTGTAGCAATAGATTCAGGTGTGCCGTTATTGTTAGACATATCCATAAAGTATTCGTGCTTGTCGGACATAGCATTATACTCTAGGAACTCGTTATATGTACTCTCAGGCATACCTAGTGTTTCGATTAAGTGAGCATAGGCAGCTACGTGCAATGCTTCTCGAGCTGCAAACCCAGACAACATCATACGAACTTCTGGTTGTGGGAAGTGAGGTAGATAGTTTGTTACATAGCCACCTGCTACATCAACGTCACCTTGTACGAAGAATCTAAAAATGTTTGTAAGGAAAGCCTTCTCGCTGTCTGTTAGTTTGGACGCCCAATCCTTAACGTCTTCATTCATTGGCACTTCTGTATGTAACCAATGGGACTGTTCATGCTTCAACCAGGCATCATATGCCCATGGATAGTTGAAAGGTTTGAAATAAGATCGGGGATCTTGTAGTGTTAGTTTCTTTTTTATTGCTAATGCCATTTATTCTTTTCCTTTGTCTATTTTGTTTATTTCTTTAAATCCCCATGCTCTTTCAGCACACCACCAACACTTATTACATCTACCTCTATTTTGTTCTGTACAACTATGGGTAATAGGCATAATAATTTCTTCAATACCCAAGTCAAATCCTAATTGTATTGTCTCATCTTTTGTCCAATCTGCAAAAGGATGCGAGACGTA